CCTGCCTCCTGCCTCCTGCCTCCCGCCCCTGCCCCCTGCCCCCTGCCTTCGTCTGCCTCAGGTTGTGCGTCCGGTTGTGCGTCCGGTTGCTGCGCCGCCGATGGCTGTCTACTCACCTGTTTGGCTGGGTCCGCACTCGGGGCTTGACAGCCGTGGTTCAATGGTTCCAGCCGACCGGCCACCCCGGCCGATCGGTTCACGAGAGGAAACACCCCATGTCCAGAGAGACAATGCAATGGCTCAACGAGAACGTCATGTACGGCTTCGCCGCTCACCGGTCCAACTGGGATGCGTCGATGTCGTTCGGTCAGGGCGGCAAGCCCTGGTTCGCTGACGAGAACTACCAGTACCTCTACCAAGACGGCATCCCCGTACAGGATGTCATCGACAACCTGTTCTGGTGGACTCCGGTGGAGGCTGAGCCGCTCATCCGCGTCGTTTGCGACATCGACGACGCACACTCGTTCCTCGACGACGGCACCCCGTATCGGTACGTCGCCGACCCGAAGCGCAAGGCGATCTTGCGTCCCGACACGCTCGAAGTGTTCGGCTACTTCGGCAAGGACAGTTACACCGTGCATGGCTACGAACAGTGGCTCATCACGAACGTCGCCAACCTGATCGACGACGGCGAGGTCGGTATCTCGTCGGCCGGTCTGTTGCGTGGCGGCGGACAGGCGTGGGTGTCGATCGAACTGCCCGACGACATCGAGGTTGCCGGTGCTGGACACATCCGTCCGTGCATCATCGCCGCCACATCCTGTGACGGCACCCTGGCAACCACCTACGCCACTCGCATCATGCGGCCCGAGTGTGACAACTCGTTGCGTATCTCGCTCAACGCTTCGGGCAACACGATGCGGGTCAAGCACAGTGCGCGTTCGATGAACCGCATCAGCGACGCCCGTCAGGCACTCGGCCTGATCTACCAGATGGGCGATGTCGCACAGCAGTGGTTCGACGAGTTGGCGAACGTCGACGTGACCGACCATCAGTTCAATCAGATCATCCGTGGTCTGGCACCGATCCCCGACCCGGATGTGGTCGATGGCAAGGTGAAGAATCAGCGGGCGATCACGATTGCCACCGGCAAGCAGTCGGCACTGCTCGACATGTGGAACCATGACCCCCGTTCGGCACCGTGGAACGGGACGCTGGCCGGTGCGTTCCATGCTGTCAGCACATGGCAGCAGCACGACATCCCGCAGGACGACGTGCTGGTGCGCCGTCAGATGATCGGCAGCCTGTCCGGTGGTTTCGACAAGGCGGAGCAGGAGTTCTGGACGATCGTGTCCGGCATGGGATTGCACATCCCGGTGGCAGCCTGATGGCCCGCTATCGAGTCACCATCCCTGTCGAGTTCATTGTCGATGTCGAGGACGGACACATTGACCCGATGGCACCCGATCGGGACAACGCGTACCGCTTCGTCGAGTGCATCACTGAGTTGGTTCGTGACGAGAAGTTGTTCGACTCGACGTGGTGGTTCATGGACCCGGCCAACGATCAGTTCATGGAACTGAAGCAGGTTGGTTGGTCGTCGTTGGACTGGCAGATCGACGACGACAACCCCTGGTCGCACATCAAGCGGATCAAGTAGCACCCTGGCCGTCACCCCGAACATGTCGGGGTGACGGCCACATGGGGGCAGTGGGCCTGGTGGCCCGGCCGGAACCTAGAAACCGTGCTCCCTTGGGGTTCGATTCCCCCTGTCTCCACTCCGCCGCGTGTCGGTTACACGCACACTGAAAGGAAACACCCCATGAAACCTATCAACCTGTACAGCGTCAAAGGTGGTGTGGGCTTGACGACCGTGGTCGCCTTGCTCGCCACCCATATCGCTCAGTACGAGCCGGTGACCATCCGCGTCGACGACCCCGACGAGTTCGCCGATCTGGCCTGCACGTTCGGGGCGGCTGTCGGCGACTACCAGATGCAGGTGTTCGAGCACGGACAGAAGCACATCAAGGTCATCACTAACCGCGTGGACGCGCCGTACAACTTGCGTGTCTCGCATCGCCCGATCGACGACCATTTCAACGTGATGGTCGTTGACACGTCGTATGTCGGTCTGCGCCGTGTCGTCATGTCCACAACGAGCCACTATCCGCCTGACGGTCTGGTGGTTGTCACACAGCCTGCACGTGCCCTGAGTGCAGCAGACGCGTCGATGGTTGCCGCCGCACCCGTCATCGCGGAACTCACCTACGACCCGCATCTGGCCCGCATGATCGACGCCGGAATGTTGCTGCACACACCGAAGGTGCCGCAACGCAACGAACTGTCCGCAGTGGTCAAGGCGGCACGTGAGGCGGTGACGGCATGAGCGCGAAGGACAACATGCTTCGCTGGGTGGAAGCACTCGAATCCGGCGAATATCAGCAAGGCGTCGGCTACCTGCATGACCGCCACGACAACCTGTTCTGCTGTCTTGGTGTGGCATGTGATCTGGCATACAAGGACGGTGCCGTGACAAAGCACCAGTACGACGACGATGAGCCGGGGCGTTCACCGGCATGGGTCGTACGGTACGGCAAGGCTGAACTCACCACTGTGTTGCCCGACGAGGTGGTGGACTGGCTGGGCCTTGCATCACAGAACCCGGAAGTGGAGACCGATGACAGTCGTGTCGAAATCACCCATGTGAACGACGCGTGGGAGATGTCGTTCACGGAGATCGCGCAACTCATCCGGAACAACTACCTGTAGTACCACAACAAAGGCCCGACCGATCAGCAACTCTGACCGGTCGGGCCTTTGTCGCGTCTCCTGTGCGCGTCTGCCTCAGGTTGTGCGTCCGGTTGTGCGTCCGGTTGTACGTCAGGTTGTGCGGAAATGGACGGTGTGCGGCCCCTCACCGGACATGGCAAGACACGGGGCTTGACAGCCTGGGGATGATGGTGGGGTCGATCGGCAACCGGTGCCGACGACTCAACAGGAGGAATACACCCCAATGTCCATCGAGACACAGATCGACCAGATCCACGAGATCGTCGATGAGCGGCCCACCACTGAGGCTGAGAGGGCGGCGTGCAATGAGTTGAACACGACAATGCGTGGGTGCAGCAGCATCAGTCCGACCAGTCACTTCTGCGTTCTGCGGTCTGACCACGACGGTCTGCACATCTCCACGAGGGGCAGTTTCAGCACGCACCTCGCATCGTGGGGCACCGCCGCACAGTGGGGCATCAGCCCCGCTGTGGCGGAGACGCTCACGCCGACGGAGATGCCGACGGAGGACGCCACTACGGCGTTCATCTACGGCAAGTTGCACGAGCCGGTGGCGGTCAACATCAGCGACTTCAGCGGCTACACCGCCACTGAGAGCCGCGAGCAGTACAACTACGCACGGCGTCAGTTGCTCGAACTGGCGGACAAGTACCGGCAGAGCGAGGACGACAACGCGATTGCCAGGCAGGTGGCGGAGGCCAACCTGTCCACTTCGGATGCCAACACGGCGCACTACCGCATGTTGGCGAACGAGCACCAGCAGGACTTCAAGACGTTCGCTGATGCACTGTTGGAGGAGGCTGAGAACCGCGGTTGGTGCGCCGATTACGAGCGGTTCGCCGAGAGAGTCAACGACAGCCTGCTCCACAACGAGGTGCCTCACCGCACCAAGCAGTACACCGTGACGAACACGTACACCGTCACGGTGTCGTACACCGTCGAGATGCGTGACGAGGACGAGGCCATCGAGTACGTCCAGAACAACATCAGCGCCCCGTCGTTCCGTTGCAACACGTGGGATGTCATCGACACGAGTGACGACAGTGAGTGGTCGGCGGAGGCCACTGACTGACATGAGCAATGCCTACCCCGGCCCGGTGCCTACATGGCATCGGGCCGGGGTCGGGGAGTGCTCATGCTCCCCTGAGGAAAGGAAACACCCCTTGCGAACAATCAGTAGACCTGCCCCGATGAGGGCAACACCTGAACAGGTACAACAGGTTGTCCACATCACGTGGGGCAGCCAGTATCACCGGCAGTGGCAAGGCACTCTCACCGGCATCATCGTGTTGCAGGACGACGAGTTCACACTGGTGCAGATGTTCAGCGCCGGTTGTGTTCACAACATCGTCGCCATCCCCACCCCGGACATCATCCGGATGGTGCCATATGGACACTGACATCGACACAACCGGGGTGCTAGGCGATGACTGGCACCCGCTGTATTCAGACCCGATCTGGTACAGCACCGATGCACCGTGTGTTTGCGGTGCAACATGGCAGCCTGCACCGGAGTTCGGTCAGGGTGCCAGAGAGATGACCCACACCGAAGCATGTCGGTACATGGTCTGGGCAAACGCCGACGAGCAGTATTGCGACCCCGAATGGGAACTCGCCGACGAGGACACCGACGCCTACTTGGCGTACACGGCAGCATGTATCAACGAGTCATGTGACTTTCACACGCCGCATATGTGGCGAGTGCATGGTCGCCCTACCGGCCCACTGGGCTAGGTAGAGCAACAATCGAAAGGGCGCACAGTCGGAACCCTCCGCCGACTGTGCGCCCTTTCTTCATGCCCGGATTCAGTGCTCATAATGGACTTACGTCAGGTTGTGCGGATCGCAAAGCGAACAAATCAACCTATTCAATGGGCCGACGATCACTGGGACGAGGGCTATTGACAGCCTGACGATAATGGGGTTAGTGGCGGCGACCTACCGCCCCACTACTACAACTGTTGGAGGAACAGTGCCTACCAAGAAGAACAACAACACCCCTACCGTTCTTGATCCGAACATGTTCGGTATCCGTTGCTACGGCAAGAACCGGGATACGTGGGGAATCGTCGGTCCGTCTGAGAAGATCGCAGAGATGTTCCGCGACACCGAGACGGTGTTCACTATCAAGACCAAGCGCGGCACCGACATGAACCTCATGTTCACTGGTTCGGTCGTCGTCCGTAAGGTCGAGGGTGAGCCGCGCCGAATCTGGATGGAGGACGGTGCGAAGAAGTCGGCGGCGATCTACAACCGGATCACCAAGACCAAGAAGAACGCGGAGATGTTCGACGAAAGCATCTTCGAGTAGAGGGAAAGGCCCGGCCGATCGAGCGATTCGATCGGTCGGGCCTTTCTTCGCGCCCCAACGCCGGTCGGCCGACTGTCCCAGTTTGGACACGTCGGCCGCCCCCACCCTTAGGGGCCAGTTCACGTGCCGATCCCATGTGCCGTTGGGGGTAACTAGACGGAGTGTTGACATGTCCAGACTGGGGACGGTACGGTTGGAGCATGGAAATCATCGCTGTCACCGCCATTCTGGCTGTTCTGCTGCTGTCTTTCGGGGCGATGCGGACGTACGCGAGCCTGGTCACGGCCACTTCTCAGCCTCAGATCGACGTATCCCAGGTTGTGCGGGATGTTCTGGACAGGTTCGTCGAGCAGTCGAAGTCGACGAACGAGACGATCACGGGTGTGTATGCCCCGGTGGAGCGCACGGGTGGCGCGAATGGCTCGATTCAGGACTGGGCGCAGGCGTTGGAGTCGTTGGAACCTGCCCGGATGGCGTCGTACAACGATTTCGATGACTCTGATCCGACCGATCTGTACTTGAAGCCGACGCGTGTGTCGGCAGCGATGATCGACGGCGGTGACGAGAACCCGTTCGGCATTCCTGGCCTGGTCACGATGGCCCGGAAGGATGAGCCGTTGACGATCGCGGACATTCTCGGTACCGGTCATGCCGCGCGGTGACGCCAGCCAGAAGGCGCGTCAGCGTGCCCGCAACGGCACCGATCAGGGGTCGAGTCTCATCACGAAAGTGGCGGCGAACATGCACCGCCGCGAGTTCGCCGACATCGAACATGTCGCTGAACATGTGTGTGACTTGCAGGCCGTGTTCCAGTCGGGGCAGATCATGGCGAACCGTGCTGTGACCGGGACGTTGGTGGCAGGCAAGGAGTGGGGGCACGAGATGTTGGATGCCGCGATGGCGTCGCAGGGTCGTGCCGTGTACGTGCGGTTCTATGTGGTGCCGCTGAACGCTGTCGTGGAGGACGAAGATGAGTGACGGTGAAGCCGTGTACTGGCCGCGGCCGTTGGCTGCGCGTGAGCGTGTGCTGAACGACGCGATGGAGTTGATCGTCGGGGACCGCAACCAGTCGTACAACGATCCGATCGAGAACTTCTCGCAGATCGCGTCGCTGTGGTCGACGTATCTCGGGGTCGAGATCGAGCCGCACGATGTCGCTGTGCTGAACATCTTGCAGAAGGTGTCGCGCATGATGACTTCACCTGAACGCATGGATCATTGGACTGACATCGCCGGGTACGCCGGTTGCGGCTACGAGTGCGTGGAGTCGACGCATGGCCGCACAGAAGCAGACCACTGACACGCTGAGTCGGTTGGCTGGCACTGCGCTGGCTGCCGACTCGAATCTGCGGGACCACACCCGCAAGATGTTCGATCAGGCGTTGCAGCACGCCCGGTACATCCTCGACTTCGGCACCGACAGCGAACGGTCGTCGCTCATCAAGGCGATCGTGCCGCAGATGATGCGTTCGTTGCAGGATGAAGCAGCCGACGTGGAGGCGAAAGCCCAACGTGACGCGTACAACCGGATGCGTGCAGCGATGCGTGGCGAAGGTGGACCGAAGAAGGCGAAGCGGTGACTCGGAAACGCAGCGCGCCCACTTCACCGGAACTCATCCCCCCGAAGGGGGATGGCGTTCCCCTGGGTAGCCTTCTGCTGGAAGAACGACCGGACGCCTGGAATCAGGTGCAGTTCGAGTCGAATGGGCGTATCCATCTGATCCCGCTCGTCGAGGAACTGTTCATCCTGACGAAAGAGCGCGGCATCGTCCGGTTGGGTGACGTGATGAATCACGCGCAGCGCGACTTCTTGGCGCGCTGCGAGAACCAACTGAACGACACGGGCCGCATCCGTGCGTGCGTGTTGAAGGCCCGCCAGATCGGTCTGTCGACGATCATCGAGGCGATCATCTTCACAATGTCGATGATGTGGGACAACTTGAACAGTCTGGTTGTTGCTCACGAGAAGGATGCGTCGGAAGCGTTGCTCGGCATGACTCGCCGCTACTGGGAGTCGTATCTGTGGCGCAAGATGCACGACGAGAAGTATGCGGGGCGAACCCAGTTGTCGTGGTCGGACACCGGTTCGAACGTGCAGGTGGCGACAGCGAAGAACGTGCAGGCTGGCCGGTCGCGTACGATCCACTGTCTCCACGCGTCCGAGGTGGCGTTCTACGACGACCCGGAGACGTTGATGACGGGACTTCGCCAGTCGATCCCGACGAACGGCCTCAGCGCAGTGTTCTACGAGTCGACAGCGAACGGTGTCGGCAACTTCTTTCACCGGCAGTGCGTGTCGGCGATGAAAGGCCAGTCGGAGTACGAGTTCTTCTTCTACCCGTGGCATGAGCATCCGGAGTACACGGCGCAGTCGATGCCGTCGAGGGAGCAGGGGAAGTATGCGCGGCTCGGCGATCTCGATGAGGAAGAACTGGCGTTGCGGAAGTTGGGTATCCCTGACGAACGGCTGATCTGGCGCAGGTACGCGATCGAGAACCTGTGTCAGCGCGACGTGGACAAGTTTCATCAGGAGTACCCGACGACACCGCACGAGGCGTTCGTGTCGACGGGTCGCAACGTGTTCCCGTTGAACGATCTGCTCACCCACTACGCGCCGAAGCGGGGCATCCGCGGCTACCTCCGCAGGTCGGGCGGGCAGGTGCAGTTCGTCGAGTCGAAGACGGGCTGGCTGACGGTGTACTCGAAGCCTTCACGCGACATGTCGTGGGGTGTGTATCTGGTCGGCGGCGATGCGACACACACGGTTGCTGGTGACAACGCGGTCGGCCAGGTCATCAACCGGCGCACCAAGGAACAGGTTGCGGTGTACACCCGCAAGGTCGACCCGGTGCAGTTCGGCAAAGACTTGCAGTTGCTCGGCACGTGGTACCACATGGCTCTGATTGCGCCAGAACGTGAAGGGCCGGGGTATGCGACGGTCGGCTGCATCGCGGCCGACAACTACCCGAACCTGTACCAAGGGACAAATGTGGTGTCGGCTCGCGGCCATGTGACCGATGCGCTCGGCTGGTCGACGAACTCGGTGACGAAACATCTCGCCGTCCAACATCTGCGTCGCCTCGTGACCGAACCGATCATCGCTATGGGTGGCGCGCAGTACGGGTTGGTGATCCACCATGAACAGACGCTCGCTGAGATGCGTGATTTCGTGACCGACCAGAAAGGCACCGGTTACGAGAACTCGGGCGAATCAGCGCACGACGATCATGTGATGGCGTTGGCGATCGCGGTGGCTGTCGACGCGATCGAGCCAACTCCGCCACCGTACGAGTCGACTGACCCGTCCAGCAGCGTCCAACGGCCGATCGCTCGTGTGGTGGAACGCGACGGGCGCACGTTGGCCGAACACCCACACACCGTTGCCCTTGACCCCGACACCGGGGGAGTGGGGCCGATTGTCCCCTGGGAAGCCTGGGGCGAAATGGAGGATCAGTGATCTACGAGTACAAGTGCCGCATGTGCGGACAGATCGAATCGACGACACGTCATCGCGGCGACCGGATGGGGGACTGCACGAACCCGGACTGTTCGGGTTCGCTGACCCGTCTGTTCTCGGTGTCGGTGCAGCGACCGCTGCATGAGCATTGGAACCCGACCGTGAACGCGGTGGTGTCGTCGAACGCCCAGTTCGACGACATGCTGAAACGCAAGTCGGACGAGGCGACAGAGAACACCGGCATCGAACACCGGTTCGTGCGGCACGATCCGGCTGACACGCAGGCGTTGAAGGTGACAAGCGAAGGGATCGAGGAATCGAACAAGGTTCGTCGTGCCCAAGGGATGAGGGAACTCCCCACACCAGTGTAGAATGGGGGTGAGGCAGCAGGGGTGTTACCTCCCGCCGCGACCCGCCCGAGTGCCCTTTCCGGTTGGCATGGGCGGGTCGTGGCATTTCTGGTACCCTGTGTGGAATGAGTCTGGATGAGTCGATTTCGGTGGTTGCCCCCGACAACCGCCCGACCACGGCCGCTGCTGACCATGAAGTCGAGACAGTGCAGATGGTGCGCGACCTGTTCTACAAGGCCCGTGATGCTCGTCGCCCGCTGGTGCAGCGATGGAAGAAGTGGTATCGCGTCCTGAACAACCGGACATGGACTCCTGGCGCGTCGTGGGAGCCGACGACGGAGATTCCGCAGATGTGGCCGATCATCGCGTCGATGGTGGCGTGGATGACCGATCAGCGTCCGATCCTGTCGACGCTTGCGGGCGGGACGGCGTTCAGTCCGCACAACGACTTCTACGACGCCATTTCGAAGGACATGAACGCGGTGCTCGAAGCAGCGTTCATCGAGCACCAAGAAGACGCCGAAGTGACTCGCGGGTTGTGGGATGTGGCGACGTACGGGATCGGCTGGCAGAAGACGATATGGGACGCCACGTTGGCGGACGGGTTGGGTGACACCACGTTCCGCAGGTGTGATCCGTTCACGATCTACCCGGATCAGTTCGCCCGTTCGCCGAAAGACATGAACAACATCACCGAAGCGAAGATCATGACGCTTTCGGATGTGGACCGCGCCTGGCCTGGCGCAGCGAAACGGTTGGGCTACAACCATTTCCTCGAAGATGTCGACGAGTCGCCGCACATCTTGGATGAAACAGTCAGCATGACTGCGCCGCGTGCAGCGATGGCTCCCCCGGCCGCGGGCGGGTCGAACGCCTACCAGTACACGCGGCGTGGCAACGGTGCTGACGTGCAGAACCGTGAGGAGCCGGTGGTGACCGTCCTCGAATGCTGGGTGAAGTCGCATTCGGTGAAAGCGACCGACGATCCGAACGTGTTGCAGGTGACCGACGTGTGGACGTGTTACGTGGTGTGCGGCAACATCCTTCTGTTCGAAGGCACCGCGCAGGACGTGTCCGGGCACCGGATGCACCCGTATGACCGGATGGTGCTGTTCGATCAGGGCGAGATGTACGGGCCGTCGCTCGTCGATTTCATGACCAGCCCGCAGGAGTCGATCAACCGGATCGTGTCGATGATCGAACGCAACGCGATGTTGCACGGCAACCCGATCATGGCGGAGTCGCCACGGTCGCTGTCACGTGGGCAACGCAAGTCGAACCGGCCTGGCACGATCATCAAAGCGAACCCGTCCGAGGTCGGCTGGATTCAGCCGCCACAGATGCACCCGCAGATGTCGGTGTCGCTGCTCGGCTACTTCGAGTCGAAGTTGGAGTCGATCTCTGGCATGTCGGCGATCGTGCGAGGGTTCTCGCCGTCTGGCCGCAACGCGCAAGGTGTGCTCGATTCGGTGCAGGACGCAGCGTTCGTCCGTATCCGTGCGACGTTGCGAGAGTTGGAACGCACGTTGCGTGGGATCACAACGAAGAAGGCTGCGAACATCGCCGAGTTCTACACGGAACCACGGTTCATGGCGATCATCGGCCCGGACGGTCAGAAGACGCGACGTGCGTTGCGGTCGAGGCATTTCTATGCGCCGCCCGGTGAGGAAGGAACACGTGTGCCGTTGCGGTTCACGGTGCTCGCCGACGCCGGTTCCCAGTTGCCCACTTCGAAGCAGGCTCGTTCGGCGGAGGCTGACACCCTGTACGCGCTCGGCGCGATTGACGTGCTCGAACTGTTGAAGGCGAAGCAGTGGCCGAACTACGCGGTGGTAGCGAAGCGAGTCATGGAAGCGCAGGCTGCGAACGGTCAGTCCGGTGGTGTTGCCGCTCCTGGCAAACGTGAACGCGCTCGGGCCTGATCGGCGCGCCCAACTCCACCGGAACCCATCCCCCCCGAAGGGGGGATGGCGTTCCCCTGGGTGTCAGCAACTCTACATGCCACACAGGAGTGTGGCAAGTGTGTAGACTGTGTTTATGGCATACGACATCTCGATCACTCCTCAGGGTCAGGAAAGCAAGTCGGCCTTTCAGCGGCCGACGTGCGAGGCGACTGATCCGCGGGGCGGGTTCCAGTTCAACCCCGAGTTCCGTATCTACGGGGCGATCGACAACGGCACTTGGTCGTCGACCAAGGGCAATCTCAGCGATCCATTCACGAAACCCTGAGGAGGGCATCATGGACAAGGGCATCAAGTCGAAGACCGGCAACGTCGGTATCAAGAAGAACGGCCACACGTTCTCGGGCATGCACGGCAACAACCCGAACGCGAAGCGTCGCGGCTACCCGAACGAGCCGACGACGATCACTTTCGGCAAGGGCTGACCGATGGCGGCGCGCAGCACAAACACGATGGCGGAGTTGCTTCAGCGGCTCCTGTCGGACCTCGCCCAAGCGAAAGTCTTGCAGGACGCTGATCTGCCGTTCATCGTGGAGTTGGAGACGATGATCGTCTCCAAGTTGCGCGACCCGCAGACCAAGATGCAGGAAGCAGGGTTGCTCCCCTCTGCTCCCGCACAGCAGATGTTCCCCGGTCAGGGGGCACCTGTTGGTGGCGGCGTGATGCAGGGCATGGGGACGCCCCCGGTCGACGAACTTCGTCGGCTGATGATGTGAAAGGTTCCCTATGACCACATTCGACGAATCCACCGAAACCGAGTTTCCTGGCGGCGAAGCACCCGACTTCGAAGCGTTGCTGTCCGCCGAGTTCGCGAAGCGGCTCGGCCTCAGTGTCAACGAAGACGAGGACGACGACTTCGAAGACGATCGTCCCGCGCCGACCCCTGAACCGGTTGGCGATCCCGACGAGGAATACGACCCGACCGAAGACCCGTCGCCCACATCTGACCCTGCGCCTGCTCCGGCGCGTCTCACGGTGCCGATTCCTGGCACCGATCAGTCATATGACGTGGATGTGGACACGGCGCAGAAGTTGCTGGGTTTGGCCGCATGGGCGGAAGGCTTGCAGCCTCAGACCCGTGAAGCATTCGCGGCGATCGAGACGGGCGCAGCGGTGCCGGTCACGCGCGCCGACTACGAACGTTTCCTCGCGTGGAGCCAGATGCAGGAACGCGAAGACGCGGGACGTTTCGGCGACGACGATGAGGACGCAACTGCACGCGAGGTGGCTGAACTGCGGGCCGAAGTGGCTCGTATGCGTCAGCAGCCGATCGTCGATCAGTACACGCAGACCGCCGACCGGGCAACCAACATCTTCATTCAGACTGCCGAATCGTACGCCGAGTCGCGTGGGCTGTCCGAGGAACAGATGGGCGAAGTGTTCCAGTACGCCATCAACGCTGGCGTGATCGGTTCGATCGCTGACTCGATGCGGCAGTACAGCCCGACTGGTCAACTGGTCCGCGACGCCGACTATGGCGAGGTGGCGCGTCGCTCGTTCGATTTCGCTCTCGTCAACCATCCTCAGTTTCGTGATCGCGCTTTGGCCGGTCCTCCTTCTGGCGCATCCGCACCAGACCCGACAGCAATCAAGAAGGCCCGTGCAGGGTCTTTGGCCTCCGCTCCTTCGGCCGCTGTCAGCACACCATCCATCGACGTACGCCAGATGTCGGATTTCGACAGGCGTGCGGCGATGGCCGACGAACTCCGTGCCGCGATGAGCGGGCGGGCGTAACCCACTAGGAGAAGGAGCCACCTATGGCAGTCCTCATCGGTACCGACACGGTGACTTCGATCGCCAACCGGTACGTCGTCCCGACCATCACCGACCAGATCTACCCGGCGAACGTCTTCCTGTATCGCGTCCATCGCGCGAACAAGAAGATGGTGCAGGGCGGCACACAGATCGAAGTGCCGTCGATGTACCGTCGTTTCGCTGCTGGCGGTGCCTACCGCGGCTTCGAGCCGCTCGACACCACGCCCAGCGACACGATCCGTAACGGCGCGCTGGACTGGAAGCAGTACTACGTGCCGTGGTCGCTGTCGGGTCTGACCCTCATCCAGACCGATTCGCCCGAAGCGATCGCGAACTTCCTGACCCTTCAGAGCCAGCAGGCGTTCATGGAGATGGCCGAAATCCTCGCTTTCGGTCTGTTCCAGAACGGTGTCAGCAACGTGAAGGAACTCGACGGTTTCGCTGGCGCGATCGGCAACTCGTCGGTCGGCAACACCTCCTACGCGGGCATCACCCGTTCGGCGAACTCGTGGTGGAACTCGTCGGTGGACGCCACCACGGCGACCTTGACGCTCGCTTCGCTGCACGCGCTCATCATGAACGCCAGCCGCGGCGGTCAGCACCCGACGATCCTCCTGACCCGTCAGGAGCAGTACAACCGTGCTTGGGCACTCGGCACCGCATCGACCGGCTACACGGTCCAGCAGCAGCGTGCCCCCGGTGGTCACGACGAACTGCTGCTGTCGGCAGGCTTCACCAACATCCTCGTCGACAACATTCCGCTGGTCGTCGACCCGCACGTGGACAACGGCCCGAACGCCAACAACGGTCGCATCTACGCGATCAACGAGAACACGTTCCACCTGTGCGTGTCGCCTCGCGCCGACTTCTACGTGGAGCCGTTCCAGAAGCCGGTCAACCAGGACGCGATGGTGTCCATGATCCTGTGGGCAGGCAACTTGGTTTGCACCGCCCCGAACCTCAACGCCGTCATGACCAACGTGTCGGCCTGATCCAAGGGAGCACCAATGGCAACCCCCAATATCCAGAACCCGTTCGGCGCTCACCGCCAGGTGACCACCTTCGCTTCAGGCGTCGACGTGCTTGGCGAACCGTTCCATGCTCCTGCGGTCACGCAGGAGTATCGAGCCAACGCAGCCATCACGCTCGGCCAGGTCGTCGAGTTCGTGTACGGCACCGCCACCGTGCCGCTGTCGGTGCAGCCGATGGCGACCGCGAGTAGCCAGATGCGTTTCGCTGGTGTCGCACTCAACGCTGCCGCAGCCGGTGAAGTGGTGCAGGTCTGTACCCACGGCCATTGCCTCGTGAACGTCGGTGCGACCGCAACCGCGATCGACTCGTATCTGCTGAAGCCTGCCACCACGGCCGGTGTCGGCACGGTGGCGAGCACCGCGGTCGACGCAACCACGGTCACCGGCACGATTCTCGGCACGTTCGTCGGTGCCAACGACGGCACCACCTTCAGTCCGGTGTTCCTCCACCGTCAGTGATCCCCCCGACAGGGAACGGGGGACGGGGCATGCGTCCAGGCTCCGTCCCCCGGCCTTGTTGTCACCATCCCTCAACTCAGGAGATACCTCATGGAACAGATTTACGATCTCGTGCGCGTCGTCAACACCGGCAGCGAACCGGTCGTCCTGCGTGGCAACACCACGTACACGATTCAGGTGGGCGGCGAACGGATCATCCCGTTCGTCGAAGCCGCATCATGGTTTGGTGACCCGCGGCTCGTCGATGACGGTCGCAACCGTTTCCGCAGCGAAGCGTTCCGCATGACACAGAACTTGTGGGGCTACACCGAAGGCATGAAGTACCCGCGCGATGTCTACGACGCCGCAGCCGGGTTCTTCGGGTGGGAAGATTTCATTCCTTCGGTCGAATGTTTCGACATGGAAGGCAACCCGATCTTCTTCCTGATCCACGACCCGGACGGCGAGCGGACCAACGGAAGCCTTCCCGGCCTCGTCGACCCGTCGCTGCTCGACGCACAGTCTCTCGCCAAGCAGGTGCAGGAGATGGCTGCTCAGATGGCGAAGTTGCAGCAGGCACTTCAGGAACGAGTCAACTGGCAGCAGATGAACCCGCAGCCGAGCGAAACGCCTGGCCCAACGGTCGCTCAGCCTTCCATCCATGCGCTCGCCGCAGAAGAAGCCACGCAGGCGTTGCTGTCCGCCGCCAATGCCGACACGGACATCGCGGCAGCCGTCGACCTTCCTCAGCCGTCGTTCGATGACATCGTGACCGACGACGCGCCCCGCACGGTGAAGTCGGGCGGACGATCGAAGTGACCTTGGTGGAGCGTCGCGCCCGTGTCGCTCAGGAACTTGCGGACACGCTCCGCAGCCTGGGCGACACCCGCGCGGCGCGCCGCACCCAATGGGGGGTCGCGTTCGATCATGCCCGCATGACGGGCGACAACATCACGACGGTACGCCAGGTCGCTGACCGTGCAGTGATCCATCTCGAAAGCGAGATCGAACGGTTGCAAGGCGAAGTTGAAGCCATGCGTGTCGAACTCGGCCAGATCGACTTCGAGGCAGACCATGACTGACATCCACAACCAACAGACGATCGAACCGTTCGTCAAGTCGCCGTACATCGGTTCGATCGGTGTCGATGTCATCAACAATGGTGGCGGTGGTGGTGGCGGTGGGGCCGCGGGGTCGCAGATTCTCTACGGCACAGGTGAACCGCAAGGCGCGACTGGCGTCCAGGGCGACACCTACATTCGCACCACCAACGGGTTCGTCTACACGAAGACGAACGCTGTCACATGGACGTACCAGTTGACGATCGTCGGGCCGACTGGTGCGAACGGCCCGGCTGGCCCCGCTGGCGAACCCGGTACCCCTGGCCCTGTCGGTCAGCCAGGAGCCGGTGTGCCCACCGGTGGTGCCGCCGGGCAGATTCTCGCCAAGACGAGCGGCAGCAACTACGACACCCAATGGGTCGACGCCCCGACCGGTGGTGGTGGAGCGGTGTCTGGCGACTACGTGCCGTTGTCCGCGTTTCCGGTCACCATCGGTGTGCAGGTGTCGTCCCAATCGGCGGCTGTCACCCCGTCAACCACGGTTCCAGCGATTCGGATTCGCACCCCGTACGCGTTCAATCTCAACTCGATTCAAGGCTACGCGACGGCGACCGACACGACAGCGGCGATCATCGACATCGAGACGACAATCAACGGGGTGTCGCAGTCGATCTTGGGTAACCGTGTCCAGATCGACGCGAACGAGTTCACGTCGCTCGAAGCGGCAGCGTTGCCCACCATCGTCGCGTCAGCGATTGCTGCCGATCAGGAACTCCGCATCTTCGTCGATCAGGCATCATCGGCGTGGCGTGGCCTTGCGTTGTGGCTGAACGGTACCCGCGCACTGACGCTCACTCCATCCGCACCCGGCGTGCCGACAATCTTCGAGGTGCGTGCAGGCATCCAGTCGGGTGCTCTCGGTCTGTGGTTCTTTGTCCCCTCGGCGAACAACTCTCCGATCACGTCGTACACGGTGCAGTACCGGACAACGGGAAGTCCGACGTGGTTGACGTGGAGTGGCGCGCTGTCCGATTCAACGATCCTGCCAAACTTTGCTCCGGCGAAGTACACGCTCATCACCGGTCTGACGAATGGGACGGAGTACGAGATTCGCGTATCGGCCACGAACGGTGTCGGAACGTCGCTGTTCTCTCAGTCTTCGGGAACGCCTGCGGCCGGTACGGTTACTGCGCCAGCGGCACCGACGATCAACACTGTCACGACTCCTTCGACCGGCAAGGGAACGCTCAGCGTCGCGTTCACCGCGGGGTCCGCAAACAACGGCACGATCTCCAACTACCAGTATTCGTTCGACGGCACCAACTGGGTGAACCGGCAAACTGGAACCACAGCATCCCCTATCGTCATCACCGGTTTGGCGGATGCCACGGCGTACTCGGTGCGAATCCGTGCCGTGAACGAAGCCGGTCCCGGCTCAACGTCGAACATTGTTGGCGGCACGACAGCATCCGTGCCTGCCGCGCCCGCAGCCCCAACCCCGACCGCGGGCAGCAGTCAGGTGTCGCTCACGTGGACTGCCCCCGCGAATGGCGGCTCGGCGATCCTCGACTACGTGATCCAGTTCTCGTCGAACGGCGGCACCTCGTGGACGACTTTCACCGAAGGGGTGGAAGCGGTCACATCGAGCAACGTCACCGGCCTGACCAACGGCACGTCCTACGTGTTCCGGGTTGCGGCAGTGAACGCTGTCGGCCAGGGTGTGTTCTCGGTTGCTTCGAGCGCAGTTACTCCTGCTGCTGGTGGTGGCGGAGCAGGTTCGTTCTCGAAGAACCCGACGAACGCAAACAGCGGCTTCATGCTTTCGCAAGCAATCGACAGCGATTCGGCGGCAGCATATTCGGCAGCACGAGGCGGCACCGGCAGCCTCTCCGTGACCAGCCTTGTTGACTCAGCCATTGGCTCGGTCGGACAAGATCGTTCGTACAACAGTCTGGACGAAGAATACACACAGACCGTTTATCAAGCATTCTTGGAGTTCGACACATCTGGCGGAGGAACTGTCAGTGGTGGTGTCGCGCTGAAGATATTCCTCAATAGCGATTTCTCGACCACCGACTTCACGATTGAGGCGTACGCCCGTGATTACGGTTCGACGCTCACGACTGGCGACTGGATGAACGGCACCACCGTGGAGGGGCTGACCCCATTGGCGGCGTCGATCAGCACGAGCGGCATTGGCGCAACCGGATCACTGAAGACGTTGACATTGAGTGGCAACGTGCTGCGTGACGCGATCAACCCGTCCGGGGTGACAAGAATCGTGCTGGTGTCTTCCCGCAACCGCGGCAACAACCTTCCTTCAGGCGGCGAGTCCGTTCAACTGGATTTCCGCAACACTGTGCTCGAATACACGAAGGTGTGATCCATGCCTGTCGTGAGAGCGCCCCTCAACTACGACAACGCGGGCGGTCCCTACTATGGGGTTACCATGCTGTTGCCGAACGGCAAGGTGCTGACGTGGGGAAATGGAACCGCGTGGGTTCTATCCCCTGACGCATACGGCTCGTACGTGACCGGTTCGTGGCGGCGCGTGCAAGACATGCCGTTCACTCAACAAGCGGGGCCAGCACTCGTGCTGAACAACGGCAAACTGCTGGTCACCTGCGGCGAGTACGGGACTTCGTATTTCTCGAACACGCAACTGTTTGATCCCGAAACTGAACGATGGACTGCGTATCCGAACACGCCTGTGGCGCGTCACGCGTTCGGGTTGATGTTCGATGACGGAAGCGTGTACGGCAATGTCAGTGGTCCGCGATACATTCCCGCAAACAGCCTGCCCACACAAACAGCCTCGTATCAGGTGTTGGCGAATCTTCTTCTTGCAAACGACCTTCTCTTTGAAGGTGGTCAGTTGGTAGAAGGTGTTGCGGCTCTGACTCCGGGCGGTTTCTTTGTAACCGCAGAAACGAATCTCAATAAGCCCAACACAGTGAGTCACGCCTTGGGTTCTGTCGCGAAAGAGAATGCGACGCTCTTGCGATACGAAAGACGCAGTGCGCTCACTCGACTTGGCGAACTTCCGAACTGGTGGCGTTTGCCGCCCAACAACCTGAAGGCTCGTTGGACAAGCATTGGTGTGGAAGATCAGCAGCCAAGTCAACTGGCTGCTGGAGCGGCGAGCGTCTGGTACGAACCTGGGGCGATGTGTTTCATGCCGAAGATCGGCAAGGTAGTGCTGGTGGATGGGGTCGGCAGCATCTTGACGATCACACCGAACCTTTCTCCCGATCTGATGCTTCCCACGTTGACGCGTGCTGCAACGATGCCGCTCGATCCGCCAAGTGCAGCGAACACGTTCACGACGGCCTACAACTTTGGCGTCGTTGATAGCAGTGATCGCGGCAAGACCGCTCCACAGATTGCGTCCCAAGGGACGCTGACCGTTTCCACCGGTTTGTATACCGGTGTTGACTCGCTTGTTCAACTGTGGAACATCAAGCCAAACAAGAACTTCTACGTTCGATGCGCGAGCAACACGAAGTTCATGCGCTTCAGTTACGACACTGCCACGGCGGTAGGCACAAACACGTTCCGCTTCAACAACGTCACGACCCGCACGTATTCGGGCGCATCGTGGGACGGAACTGTTACTGAAACAGGTGGAGAGGTCACGTTTTACCGTCCCATCTTGACCAACATGGATCAAGGCGTCGCGATCCTTCCGAACGGCAACCTGTTGATTGCGGCAGGAACCGGAGATGGGGGTTTCAACACGCGAGGGTGGGTTGCCACGTGGGATGGAGTGCAGCCGGTCGCTCAGATAGTTGGTGAGAGCGAATCTGGTGCCTTTCAACTGCTTCCCCTTCCTGACGGGACAGTGCTGCATGGCGGTGTCTATATCTACGTCCCCACCACCGCTGAGCGAACTCCAAGCCCGAGCGCGATTCCAACGATCACGTCCGCGCCGTCAGCGATTGCTGCCGGGGGGCGGTTCACGCTGGCAGGGACGCAACTGACCGGCATCCATCAGGGCGGCTACTTCTCTGAGGATTACACGCCGCACACGAACATCCCAATCGTTCGTCTCACCGGCAGCGATCAGCGCGTGTGGTTCTGTTCGACGCGTGACTACTCGTACCGCGGCATCGAGCCGGGCCGCGCTTCGACCTGCAACGTCACGGTTCCTTTCGACGTTCCCGCAGGGACGTACGGGATGGAGGTCGTTGTGAACGGCTGTCCTTCCGCTTCTCGGCCCATCACCATCACCCCTCAGGCGCATGGTGAGGCAACGTTCATCAACTTCATCCCGTAGGAGCAGACATGAGTTCAGCGATGCCTCCGACCCTGGTGGTCAGCCGTGAAGAATGGGACGCGATCCGTCGCGATGTGAGCACGTTGTTCGACTGCCACCGGACGATTCGCAATCTTGCCAAGTTCGTGTTCGAACCGGATCAGATCACTGATTCTGATCGGGTGATGGCGGGGCTTCATCTTCAGCACTTCTTCAAGCAGTACCCGATGAGTGCAGACACGCCCACACACGGCCCAGTAACCTGATGCGGTGAGCACCAACCACGTCACGGGGCGCATTACGATCGCTGACTTCCGCGCAGGCATCCATTCGGACTTCCATGCCGGAACGGCGACGATCGCTACATCGGGCATGGCAGTGAACGGCGCGGCCGTCGTCGAGGACACGTGGGGATGTTGCGCTGATCCGTCGGGTGCGCTGGTGCCTCTGCCGCGAGTGACGACCGGCAAGACTTCGGCTCTCATTCCGCCGAATGCCAGCCTGCATGGCACCGGTCTGCCCGACACGTATCTGCTCGACGCGATCGTTGTCGACGAAGTGCAGCAGACCAACCAACCGTTGTCGGCGAATCCTGAGGTTGTCACCATGCAGGCGTTCGTGTATTCGCCTGCCGGGTTCTGGGATCAGTACATGCTGGTGCGCCGCTGGCACGAGTTCAAGGCGTCACCCGATACGAGCGATGTGTCGTTCGTGAAGTCGGGTGCCAGCCAGAGCGCGAACGAACTGCTGTCAGGCAACCTGTGCCACACGCGCGGCTACGAATCGCCGTCGTACTCGGCGACCGAGGATGGCGCGATCTCGTCGCTTCGCAAAGGGTTCGCGTGGGTGGCGCACGCATTGGAGATTGCCGGGTCGTTGGACGGTTCGGCAAGCCAGTTCATTCAGGGCGCGATGACTGCGGGCGATCAGGCGATCAGCGACTACTACTCGAAGTATTCGCAGGCGCAGTTCAGTGGCAACTACCCGACCCGTGTGCGTGACGCGGTGGTTGGCTACTTCCCGAACTTCGCGTCGCCGCCAGGCACTTTCATGAACACCCCTGGTCATTACGACGGCACCGCGATCGGAAACCGCCAGTATCAAGGCGCGTTCATGTGTACCGGCCATCAGGGCCGTGTCGTGGTGGCGCAACGCATCCCGTCGCAGTACGAGAACCGGTCGAGTGGCTTGTATGCGTGGAAGGACCGTCTGACCGCCAGCGCGCCGTTGCAGCCACAGGTGTTCGGTGGTGGCGGCGAGTTCGTCGAGGAAGTCACATCGGGCATCGGGACGATGGCGTCGCTGTCTGCCGATGAACTGCTCGTCGTGAAGCACAGCGGTGGCGGCTACCTGTTGCGCGGGTCGGTGACGAACCCGACCGTGACCAAGTTGCCGTTCATCGAGTCGACATACGGTGTGGTGTCATCCCCGGTGGCGACACCGATGGGCCTCGTGTACGGCTCGCGCAACGGCGTGTTCGTGTGGGACGGCGGGCAGACTTCGCGCCATATCAGCCCCCAGTTGGACGGCTTCTTCTGGCGGCACACAGCAACCAAGTATCAGGGGCACAGCGCACGGTTCGGCTGGTGGCATCCGTGGGTGATGGCCCCGAACGGGTTCATGTTCGACACACGCAACCAGGGCTGGTGGCGTCTCGACAACCCGAGCGGCCATGAGGCGTACAACGTGTATGCCGTGTCGAACCGTGACCGGCTGTACGCGTTTCCGTGGCGGCTCGGCGCGGCAGCGCCCGCGAACGTGATGTGGAACCAGGCCGATTCGGATGTGCTCGCGTCGCAGTGGTCGTGGAAGTCGCAGCCGTTGTACGAAACGCGCGACACGTCATTCAAGGTGCGTGACGTGACGATCTTGGCGACCGCGGCTGATCTTGGGTCGACGGTCACTGTCACGATCGCTGGGATCGACGAAACAGGTTCGGTTGTGTCTTTGACACCTGTGACGTTCACGCTTGGCGAGAACTTGGATCAGCCGCAGCAACTCACGAAAGATGTCCTGTCGACAGGTACGGGCGCGTTGGCGTACGTGCAGGTGAAAGTTACGGCGAACAACACGAACTCGTTGGCAGCCCCGAAGGTGCATTCGGTGTCGCTTGGCGTGATCGACACGGTGCCGTTGCGAAAGGCTGCATGATGTCCGGCGTGTCGCGCCGTGCCCGCCTGAACGTGTCGGCGACCGAGACGCGGTTGGGGCGTGTCGTTGAGGAAGTGAACAAACTGCCGTTCGCGTTCGTTGGTTTCGGAGCGACCCGCTCGACGACGTTCAGTGCCGCAACTGTGAGCACGTGGGAAGCGGTGGCGTTCGTTCCGGGCCTCGACTTCGACTCGATGCTGAACAGTCGGGAGTCGGCTACGGGGGCGACGGTGAGTGACGGCGCGGACGGGGTGTATCTGCTGTCGGTGCGTGGCGGCATGGCGTCGAACGCAGGTTCGTTCCGGTTCACGGTGAACGGCACCGCTGTGTTCACTGTGAACCTGTCGACGACCGAACTGTCTCACTGGTCGACTCCGGTCGCGTTGCGTTCTGGTGATGTGATCCGGTTCGAGTTCCAGACCACGAACGTCGCCTGGTTGCTGAACACTGGCTGCTCGGTGACGGCTGTTCGCGTAGGATTGCTCCCATAGGAGGCTGGACATGACCACAGGAACGCAGATGATCGCGCGGGTCCGTTCCCGCCTCGATGAGACAACGGCACGGTTCTGGTCGGATGCTGAACTGTTGACCTGGCTGAACGAGGCGTTGCGTGACGCTGGTCGTTACACGAAACACATCCGTGACCGCAAGACGATCGCGGTGACGGCGAACGTGGGTGAGTACACGGTGCCCGAAGATGTCATCGAGATCGAACACGTGTACTTCTTGCCTGGTGATGGTCGGCAGATTCCGATGACCAGCCAGTCGTACGACAACATGGATCAGGTGTGGGGGTCGTGGCAGAACCTTCAAGTGGGGGAACCGGCCGCGTTCGCGTTGTGGGGAACGCCGCCATCGTTGAAGATGAAGGTGTACCCGACCCCGGTGTCCACAGGGACGCTCAGCATGTTGGTGGTACGAATGCCTGCCGAGTTGACCACCGCCGCCAGTGTCGTCGACTTTCCCCCAGCCTGGGATGACGTGTTGGAGGACTACATTGAAATGGCTGCGCTCCGCAAGGCACGCGACCCTCGATGGCAGGAAGCGTTCCAGATGTACACGCAGAAGCGCGACATGCTCGACGTGAACGCCGACTACGGCAACGACCCCGAGACATTCGTGTTCGACGGCTACGCAGGCATCTTGCCGCGCTGGCTCGTCCAAGGCTGACCGCGGCGCGCCCACTTCACCGGAACTCATCCCCCCGAAGGGGGATGGCGTTCCCCTGGGTAGCCCTTCCTGCAACTGTCCAGCATCCTGTGTAGAATCTGGCTATGCCTCTCGGTGTCCCCACGCAGCAGCAGCGTCCCGCTGGGAAGACGCCGACACCGCCGCGTCCGATGCCTGGTGGCACCGGGGGCAGCCAGACGGCTCCGAAGCCGAAGATGCAGACGACAACGGTCATTGCACCAGACTCGCCGAATCAGGTGCCGTTGTCGGTGAGCAATCCTGGGCCAGCCAAGTTCTATCCGCCTGGCACGACACCGCCCCCGCCAGGGCCGATTGTGATTTCACCCATTCCAGAAGGCGTGATCCCTGACGGGAAAGGCGGGGTGCTTTCGAACTACGGGTTGGACAAGGGCACGTGGGATGCGCTGAAGGCGGCGCAGGCAGCACAGTTCGCGCAAGCCGACTACGGGAACGCCATTCTGTTCAACGATCAGGCGATGGCCCAACGTGGCAACCAGTTCGACCGCAACACGATGGGGCTGAACTACCGATCTGACATGGCGCGCCTCGGCAACTCCCAGTTTCGTGACGTGGATGTGGCTCGTCAAGGAGTGCAGGACGCGGGTGCTGCTGCGGCCCGCATGTATGGCATCAACTCGCAGCGGCTCGCTGACCAGTTGGGGTTCGGTGAACGAGCGTTCAACCTGGGGATGGAGTCGAGCGGTTACAGCGCAGGGATGCAGCGACGGGCGTTGACCGATCAGACCGCTGCGGCCGGTTCTGCAAGCGCGACCGGTACCGCTCAGGGTTTCACGGACATCGACAGCAACCTGGGTTTCGCGCAGCGCGGTATCCGCAACACGTGGGATCAGGTGCAGGCAGATGTGGGCACCGGCCGTCAGGCTCTCGATTCGGACTGGGCGACCTCTCAGGCAGACATGGCGCGCCAGAACAAGGTGATCGACTCAATCGCCAAGGACTACGGCATCACGTCGAACCAGATGAAGCAGGCGTTCAAGTTGGGGATGGATCGGCTCGGTCTTGACTACGGGTCGGTGACCGCGAAGTTCTCGGCCGCGATGTTGTCGAACAACCAGCAGGCGCAAGCCGCTGCCAACGCGTTGTTGACAGAAGTTCTCGCAGCAGCACAGGGAGGATGACCGTGCGGAAGATGAATCTCGCACCCAGCCTGTTCGACGCGTTGGTCGATGAAGGTTGGGAAGGATGGGAACTCGTCAAGCGCACCGGCAAGAGCGTGCTTGTCAGCGTCGATGACGATGGGTTCGATGCGATGTCGTCGATGATCGACGACATCGCCGAGAGCGACCCCGAAGATTACGGGCGAGGCGTCAAGCGGGCTGCGTCGAAGTGGATGGATGACACCTGGGGGCCGCTCGACGCGACGAAGGGGGTCGCGAAGGCGACAACGAAAGTCGAACAGGTTGGTCCGAACCCTTGGGATGAAGCCTTCAAGAAGGCCGACGAAAGGATCAGGGCGCGCAGCCCGATCCCTGCTGCCGCGACCGATCCGGCCCCGACCCCTACAGGAGAGATGACCGTGGCGAAGCAACCGAAGAAGGTAATGCTGTCGAAGGCGTTGTTCGAGGAACTGAAGTCTCAGGGCTTCAAGGTCACCTCGTCCGAAGTCGTCAGCCAGAACGCTCGCACCGTGTCGTTGGAGTTGGACGACGCAAAGCATTCGCGTCTGTGGGAACTCACCGATGACATCAAGAACGGCGACAACGCCAAACTGAAGAACGTGTCGTCTTCGGCGGCGAGCCGATCGGCTGAAGCCTGGCAGAACAAGAACAAGGCTGATCGTCCAGCCGGTGTGGTGGATCAGCAGCGGGCGAACGCTGAGGCGGCAGTGACGCGATCGAAGGCGGCGCGGGCCACTCCCGAAGTGGTTCGCCCCCAAACCAGGCCCAAGGTCGATCTTGACACCGTGGATCGTTCTGTCAACAGGCCGTCCAGTGACGATGCGTTCCTGAAGTCGTTGGAGGATGAACTGTTCGGCGACGCCCCGACCGTGGGCGACGAAACGCCTGCCAAGCAGCCGAAGACACCTGCCGTTACCACTCCGGCAGCAACCCCCACTCCCGCAAGTGGCGGGTCGTTGTTGAAGTTCACGAACGCTGCCGGTCAGTCCATCTTGGTCGAAGGAGCAGAGAACGGTATCGCGATCGCGAACCAAGCAACCGGAGAAGTGCTCGACGGCCTCACCGCCAGGCAAGCGCAGAACATCCTGTACAGGACGTATCAGGTTCCGGGAGCGTCAGGCAAGAAGATCGGCGCGCAGTTGCAGGCGTTGACTGCGGGCACTCCTGTGACGCCTGCTTCCGTGACGCCCCGTCAGCGCACGCCGAAGCCCGCAGCGGCCGCTGCCACGGCTGACTCCCTTGCCGACGAGGCTCGCCTGTTCGGCGACGCTCCGACTGTGGGGGAGACGACCGGCAAACCTTCGGAGACACCGAAGGGGGCGAGTGGCCCGGCGCGTGGTTCGCAGCAGGTGTCCGACGCGATTGACGCCGAGATCGAGTTCCAGCGGCGCACTTCGGGCAGGAACGCCGGATTGGGCAAGTCGGGTATCACCGAGAACATCGGCGAGTACCGCGACCTGATCGACGAGTTGGAACAGGATCAGAAGGTGATCGGCAGCGATGCCGACATCGAGGCAGGCAAGG